CTCGTAAACAACACAAAACAAACGTAAGAATACCTTTGAATCGCAAGTGCTCAACTGCCAACTCGCCAACATAACCCACTTGACACAAGCAAATCAATGCCATATGGTCCAAATCATGAGGGTAAAGGGGGACCAAAGACTTCAACGTCTCGTTCCCAATGCGCGGATCGCCGAATTGACCCAACCAAAGCCATCGACGATACGAACCCACACAAACCCCCATGAAACTGCAATGAGCGCCTAAAGGACCTTACCCAGTCCAGCAAGCGCCGCCTAGCTCTGAGGCACCGAATATCAGAGACCAACGGGTACACAGTAAGCCGTAGGTGTCGAATGAGAGAAATTACGCACTTCGGACGGCAACTAGGCGAAAAATCAACGTTCATGCGGCACTGTGCGGTAATGGCTGCGAGGGCAGGCCAGAACGTGCTGATAGTCGAGAGCCTGGGCAACGTGAGGCTGGAGCCGTGGACTGGCAACGTGGCCGGCGTGAGTCTCAACGACAAGTATCACGGCTTTGAAGCTGGCGAGATCAGCATCGACGAGGCAAACCTCTAGCCTATGGCGCAAATCCAGGTAACGCAGACCGGCGACCGGATCGAGACGAGGATACGGGGCCGGGTGTTTCGCTATGCACCTGTGGCGCCCAGGTCCAAGGAGCGCCGGCGGGTATGCGTGCTGAGTGCCCACGCGGCCAGGATGCTGGAGTGTTGGGGCGTGGATCAGCCGTGCCACGGTCCCAAGTGCACGCATGGCCATCAGAGCCGGGATGAGGTCAGCAAGCTGGTGCGTGACGGCATCCTCGCATTCGTAGCCGGCAGTGAGGGGAACGTGGCCAGGTACACCTACGGACGGACGTGGAAGGGCATCGCAAGCGGAGGTCCTTTGGGGCCAAAAGTGATGCAACTCGTTTGAGTGCGTCTTTATTGGTGATTCTGGTAAAACATCCAGAAAACACGTTTATTGGCAAAAACAAGGCTCTGTAAGGCTCCAGGACGCGCCGGCGAGGGGTCGATGAGGCTGGGACACCTTGAAAACGAGGAAGCAGAGCGCCGAGTACGGACCAGTGACCGATCCAATCTTTACGGACTGGTCGGCGTACAAGATCCCCGGCTGGGACCAGGAGGCCGTGAACGCCAAGATCAGGAAGCGCGTTGCGCGGTCGAGGATGCGGCGGTTCCGTTCTGTGCCAGTGGCCAGGCGGATATGGTGGGTAACTCTGACAGCGACGGATGCTTGTTTGGAGGCATTCGGCCCGAAGGATCTGCCAGCGAGTCTAGCGTTCGACTCGCGAACCTTCTGGTGTTCATCTCGCCGTCGCGCCCGGCAGTTGGTGATCTCTGACCAGGCAGCCGGCGGACAGGGTGCAATGTACCCTGTCGAGTACAGGCGTTGTCCTGTGTGTGGCAAGATGTTGATTGGACCTGCAGCGCACGATTACCGCATGAAGCAGATGCGGCCGACGAAGGATTGGCAGTTCAAGGATGGGCCAGCTTGCTCGATGGATTGCAAGCCAAATGGCCGAGGGACCCAAGGGGAGCACGTAGCTTACAAGAGGAGAGCGGCATGAACAGCAAGAACCAAGCGGAAACCCTGCAGGAGAAGGTGGCAGCGATCGCCAACGAGCCGGTGGCAACAGCCATCAGCAACCTGCAAACCGAGTATCTCGCCATCGCCAAGCGGTTGCGCGGCTACTCCATCCAGATCCACGGCAGCATTCTCAACATGCTGCAAACCGAGTTCCAACTTCGCCAAGACGAGACCAAGAACGCCATCTCCGAGTACCAGCACCAGGAGCAATTGAAGCAGGCGGCCGCGGCGAAGGAAGCGCAGGACAAGCTTGAGGCCGAGCAGGCAGAGATTGCGAAAGCCAACGCGCCCAAGCTGGCCGTCGTCCAGTGATTGACGACGATCAGGGCGTAAATCACGGCGATCTGGCAGCGCGCATCGTTGCAATAGCCGTCACTGCCTGCTTTATGCTCGTAGCCATGGCGCATTGCCAGCCGACATGCAGCCAACTAGCTCAGGTAACGCTGTCGGGCAAGCTGGCCGGCGCCAACGGCCTGCCCGCCAAGAACTACGTGATGACCCTCAAGCCATCGCAACAGGGCTACATCGCAGGTTGCAATGTAAATCTGGCAATCAACACAACCTGCGCAACGGCGACGGATGGCTCTGTTGTGGGCATTCAGAACCCACTGACAGCCACGGTCAACACGACCAGCGGGTCGGGATCGCTCGGCGCCGGCACCTACTACACCGTTTATGCGTGGTACGACGCTGCCGGCAACGTGACTCTGGCCAGTCCTGAGACGATCAAGATCCTCAGTGCGACTGGTTCTCTGGTTGTGAACCCTCCGTCGAGCGGCATACCAGCTCTCGCAGTCGGGATGGACGTATTCATCGGCACAACTTCCGGTGGAGAGACGCTTCAGGGCCAAACAACCGGATCAGCGTCATTCGTCCAATCCGCGGCCCTGACTTCTGGCGCATCGCCGGCATCGAGCAACACCACGCTCTGCCAGGTGACAGCAAACGACACGATATGGCCGACCGGCACAGGATACAACGTGTCGCTGGTCGATTCGGTTGGCAATCCCATCCCACAATACCCCATGATGTGGCAGTTGCTTGGACCGAGCACGACGATCAACCTATCAAACGGCCTGCCCTACTACCATGGCACTGTATTCTATCCAGTTCCTATCCTCACCAATCCTGCCAACCATGGAACTCAGTCGATCAGCGGAAGCCTCGACCTCGGCGGCTACTTCCTGCGCAATGTTGGGCGCTTTGGGATTGGAACATCGACGCCGGCATGGGGGCTGGACGTCGAAGGAAGCGGAGTAAATGGAGCGGTCAACTCTGCAAGCGGCTATCTTTTTGATGGAGCAGCTCCAACGAATCATGTGCTGCTGGGCAATGGGAGCTATTATGTCGACTCGGCAACCATTCCGTATTCGATTCTCGACGGCGCTCCGCAGATTTTCTACCAGACGCTGCTGAACGGCTCTCATTTGAGCGATGCGGTCACACAGCGGACATACCTTGCATTGGGCTCTGGCACTGGACTGGTGGCTGCTGATGTTATTGGATCTGGGACACAAGTCACGCGCACGGTCCTTTCGGTCAATGCGACTGGATCATTAAGCAGTGACACCGAAGTGGTTAATGCCGCAGCCGCCGGGGTATCGGGGAATTGCGCTCAGTGGGATGGAGTTGGCGGCATGGGCGATGCTGGCCGGCCGTGTGGATCTGCCGGATTCTCGTCAGGATCGACCGCCGCCGGGTATTACGTGAAAGATCCGATCGGACATATCCACGAGTGGGGATCAGCTGCTAGCACTAGCGTATCTGTGAGCATCACATACCCTCTAATGTGCTCGACAAGCGTGGTCCCTGTCTGGTCATCGGTAGACATAGGGCCAGGCGCCACTCGCAACGTCGCGTATCTGACAGCGTCTGGCACTTCCGGATTTACTGTACAAACCGACGCTTCAAGCGTGTCAGTCAACTGGAATGTGGACTGTTACTAACTTCAACTATCAACCCAACAAGGAGCACCATAGCCATGCGCAACCTCGTTCTTCGTAGCACCTTAGTCGCGCTCATCCTCACCGCCGTGTGCGCGGTACTGGGGTTTGCGCAAGTCGCCAATCAGCCGTTCACCGCTCCTGAGTACTACGCAACCAGCTTCCAACTCTGGTCTATCAACGCCCAGAGCCCGAACACCTACATCTTCCAGGGTCGCAGCCTTTGCAGCTCAAACGGTCAGAATGTGGCCTTTTTCGACTTTGCAACCAACGCTCCTGTCTGGATCGCGGACGCCAACACCGCGCAGTCTGAGGTCAAGACACCCTCGGCGATCATCCTCACTGCCGGCTCGTGCGGCGTTACCATCGCGCCGAGTAATAACCACTACAACTACCAGTTGAGGTCGGGAACTGCCGGCTTGCAAGAGACGATCAACGCTGTCAAGGCGAGCGGCGGGATTCCGGCAACCATCATCATCGATCGTAACTGGTGGTCGCTTGCCAACAACACGCCGGGAACTAGCGGCGCGGCTATCCTTGCGGCAGCCGTGGGCGGGCCTGGCGCGGCCATCGAGGACATCACGACCATTCCAGCCACCTACTATGTGTGGACCGGGACTGCCTATTCATCCAGCGCCGCATATTGGCAAAACACAGCACCTACCATCACGGCGGGAGCGGCAGCAGGGTCTAGCCCGACAGTATCGAACGCGGCGAGTTCCACCGCACTAAGCGGTATTGCCAACGTAACAACTGGCACGGCAACAACGACCGGCTCTTTGTTCGTCGAGACGTGGCCAACAAATGCTGGAACGGTTGGGAGCTTCCAAAATGCTGGAACATGCACAGTCGCATCGACTGGTGCCAACTCGTTCACCACATTCACGTCGGCTACTAGCTTTACGGGAAGTCATCGAGTGCTAACGATAACAGTGACGGCCACTCCGGCAGTATCGACGGCTTACCAATTCAGTTACAACTGCCAGTAGACCATCAAGATTCAACCAGGGCGGCCGGCTTATGCGTCGGTCGCCCTCTTTTATGCAAAGGAGCATCGTCGCCATGAAATCGAGAATCATTCCCATCCTCGCCATTGCGTTTCTGATGTCCGTGGCGCTCGGAGCTCAGACTACCAGCTCCACTGCGAGCGTTACAAACCAAGCGAACGGCCCGGCCGATGTAGCAGGGTTTCTCTATGCTGCCAACTTCGCGCACTGGACCGCATCTCCGACTGACATGGGTACACGGTGGACAAGCCCCGGCCAGTGCTATGGGACATCTGGCGGGCTAGTTTTCCCTCTGTTCTCGACCACAGCGCCAATCACGATCGTAGATGTTGGGGTTCCTGCGAACACAGAGACGGTTACGCCGACCAATGCACTCTACACTAGCTCTGGATGCTCCGTTGCTCTCCCCGCGACCCATCCGCACAGCAACTACTATTTGAAAAGTGGTACAGTGGGGCTGCAAGAGGCCTTGAATTGGATTGGATCGGGATATGCGGTTGTGGAACTCACTGCCGATTGGACCGCTATGGGCGGAACTACCTCCATGCTCACGTCCTCCAGGGCTGGAGCGAATACGACCATCCTTGATTCGCGTACATCGAACGAGATTGCCTATTATGGAACTACCCCAACTCCCGCCCCGGTCATTGTTCCCTCATCGCTTCAGGTTGGATCAGGTACCCCTTTGCCTGGTGCGATTATCAACGCTACGCAATCAAACGTAGGAACCAGCACCCAGATCAACGTGCAGAATACATCGGTTGACAACGCGGCAAGTTCTGATTTAGTGGCAACCGCGGACAATGGCACAAATACAACTTTCTTCCTCGATTGTGGAATCAACAGCTCAACATACAATCAGGCCGCATACAATTCAGGCGGTGCCGACGACGGCTATTGCTACGCTACAAACAACTTCTTTCTTGGCGCGGCCGGATCAGGCAAGAGCGTTACAATCGGCGCTGGAGGAACGACTTCGGCGAACGTGGTAGCGACATTCGCATCCGCACTAATCACGTTTGCTCAACCGCTCACCCCATCCTTGGGAATCAATGGATTGACAGCGGGCGTTGCCGCTGGCGCCGGCATTGATGGGCAGGTCATCTCCTCGCTAGTGCCTACTGGATCTGGAGTATCCATCGCCACATCAGGCACCACCGTCAATATGTCCAGCATCTCGCTAACCGCGGGAGACTGGGACGTAGAGGGTTCCGTAAACTTCGTGGCGGGCTCAACGACCATTGTCGGCGGCGCATTGCATGAGGTTGGATTCAATACAACCTCTGCTACTCTGCCGGTGGACGGCTCCGAAGTTTATCTCAGTGCGCCAACACTGACCACGACAAGTGCAAACTTTGGAACGGCTGTACCGCGCAAGGTTTACAACGTGTCCAGCACGACTGTCATTTACCTTGTGGCCAGCGGAACATTTACCGCTGGCACCGAGAAAGTTTACGGAACCATCACAGCACGGCGCATTCGATAACTCTGGCGGGAAAAGATCACATGAAAAAACTTATCATCCTGATCTCGATCTTAGGCGCAGTCTCCTTGTGCTGCGCCCAAACTCCCGGAACTGTGACCACTGGGCCCGGCAATACCGCCGGCATCCTCTACGCATCCAGCTTCGGACAGTGGTCAGTCACCGCGGGTAATCAAGGACAGTTCTCCTGGTCGAGCCCATCATTCTGCACCGTGACCGCCGCCGGAATCCCGCTCTCTCCAGTCTTCGCTGTCGGTACTCCAGTTCTCATCAAAGACCAGGTGACAGCCAACAGCGAGACTGTGACGCCAAGCGCGGTCAACGTTGGCGGAGCTGGTTGCTCGATCACTGTCAGCCCAGCTAATCATCACAACACATTCGTGCTGTTATCTGGCACGGCAGGGCTTCAGGATGCCATCAATTACGCGCATGACCTTCCTTATGAAGTGATCTTGACGCCAGATTGGTCTCGGCTTGGCGGGATTACTAGCATGATCGCAACGGCTCGCGGCAACAGCAATGTGCAGATTTCCGACCAGCGGAGTGCCTGCATCATCGCTTACATTTGGTCTGGAAGCTCCTATGTTTCTCAGCCATCGTCATGTAGTGGCGGCGGCGGGGGTGTTGGTCCCGGCACGGCTGGGTACGTGCCTGTATTCACCGGAACAACCGCACTGGGAGACTCATTGGCAGACTATGGCGTGACAACGTCAGGATCGTTCACTTTTCCTGCCAACACAAACACGCCAAGCGTAAATCTGTTGCCTTTAGAACAACTGCCAAACGGTATCGTTTCGCTAGGAATACCTCTGACATCGGTCAACCTGAGCGGGAGCGATGTGATCGCAATAGGAACAAGTGCAGAAAGTGGAGAACAGCCCGCTGCTGGCAATACTGGACAACGTGTCATCGCGTTAGGCATCGGATCAGCAACAAACAATCAAGGTAATGACGTTATTGCGCTTGGAAACGAAGCCGATTACCAGACCCCTGGTGGTCCTGCGACAGGTGAGATTGTTGCGTTAGGCATGTCCGCTTGCCATCTTGATACGGGTTCGAACGTTGTATGTATCGGAAATCAAACCGGATTCCAGAATTCTGGCAGTTTGGTGGCAGCTATCGGCACTAATGCGGCTGAAAGAAATAGTGGAAATGTCGTCGCTGCGCTGGGAGAAAATACGGCCCTCGTAAATTCAGGCAACATGGTGGTTGCTGTTGGAGACAACGCATCTGAATTTAACAGTGGAGATGCAGTAATCGCCATAGGCGACGGAATCCTAAATGATAACGCAGCGAGTCAGGTCATTGGAATAGGACAGAACGTTACGGGTGGAAATTCGGGAGACTCTCTTCAGCTTGGTATTGGCTGGAATATCGAAATGGCTCATGGGGGTAGCAACAATATAGCTATCGGTAACAATGCTGGGCCTGCTGGTGCTCCATATTCAGGCTCTATTGCTATCGGAGACACGGCGCGAAACACGGCGACTGGGCAAACGGTTATTGGAAACAGCAGAGCAACCGAGTTTCCAACCACTAATTTAATAATGTATGGACCTCAGCCTTCTAGCGGAGGCCCATACTGCTTGCAGATCGACAGCACTGGCAGCGTGACCTCAACAGGCGCGGCTTGCGGGTCGGGGGGCGGGGTTTCACAGATCATCGCTGGTACGAATGTGTCGATCTCTCCAGCAGGGGGGACAGGCGTTGTCACGGTGAATGCTTCGGGGGGAGGGGGTGGGTATCCCGGCTGTACCGCAGATGGATCAAACGGGATCGTATGCACGGGACAGGTTCAAGGGAACCCCGTCAAATCGACCGCGAACAGCGTCGGCGTGAGCATCGAGAATATGTCGATTGGAACGGTATCGCAGCTTTCTTCCTTGACAACTTCCAATTCGATTTTGGCCGTTGGGTCAACAGTTTGGGTGTCGGATGGAGCGTATTGCGGAGACTTTACTGCGGGAAGTGGGAGCTATGTCGAGAAGCTGAAATGTAACACCTTGACCAGTGGAAGCTGTTCGGCATGGTCTGTACTGTCGTGCTATCCGCCAAATACCGCGTCCTCTTCGATTCCGCAAAGCGTTTCCAATCTTGTCCTTTGGTATGCAGCCGATCACATGACTTTACTGAATGGGTCGAACGCGGTCCGCTGGATTGACAACGTTCTTGGAGATACCGCTTACGCTATAAACGCTGGCGCAATCTATCAAACAAGCCAAATCAACGGTCTTCCTGCTATACAGTTCTCTGGAACGACCGCTGGAAGATACACGATCCCTTATCCAGTGATGCTAGCAAACTCGACAGTTTTTGTGGTTTTCAACCCATCCTCGTTTGGAAGACAGGATTTTATATCAGGCGGAAGCGGTGCTTACGGATTATTTGTCAACACCAGCGGACAACTAAACCTTTTAAAATGCTACACCGCAGACCTTCCTGCTTCAACGACCACGTTAACAACAGGCACTTGGTATCAGGCTAACGTAACCTACAACTCCAGCACATTTGCTTATTCCTATCGAGTAGCAAGAGCGGCGGCGGGAAGCGGAACAAGCAGTTATGCGATGACGTCAAACACCAGTGGTTTGGGGTATGACGTGGCCGAATCAAACGCAGATTTTAACTCAAATCTAGCTGAGATTATCGTCTACAACCGAGTGCTGACTGGACCGGAAATCACCACGATTGAAAACTACTTGCTCGCCAAGTATGGGATTTAGGTGAGAGATATGAAGAAAATTTCGATCATCTTTTTGCTGTCTCTTGCCGCTCCACTGTTTGCTCAGTTGGACGCGACAAAGTGGTACGCCACTGACAATGTAATCACAGGGGCTGCGCCATCCTGCGAGTTTGCTTCAAATGTCACGGTGAACGGTGGTGACTTGAATATCGCTTTCACTGACGGCACTTACACGTGTGCGGGAGGTTCTTCGAGCTACGGCACAGGACTGATTGTTAGTGCTCCGTTTTCATTTCAATATGGAAAGGCGGTGGCACGCATCCAGTTTGGGGCCAACAATCATTGGCTATATTCCGCATTCTGGCTCGAGGGTGGTCTGGCAGGGTCGAGTGGCTATCCTCCAACATGCATTGCGCACTGCGAGCCGGAGGATACCCAGTGATGGATGCTTGTACTGGGTCCGCACAGACCACCACAGAGATTGACATTGCGGAATGCGTGGGGACGAGTTCTTTAAAAAACAATTTGATTCTATGGCAGAACGGGAGTGTTATCAATGCATGGGTTATGTACACATCTCTTAACGGCAACGCTTCCGACAGTTTTCATATCTATGAATTGGATTGGTACCCAACTCTCCTGGTATTCAAAATGGATGGACAAATAACGAATACCATCGCGCAGTCTGTACAGGTTCCCATGTTTCTCCTATTTGATGATGAGGCTAGAACTCTTCCCACGGGACTCCCTACGGCTCTTACCGTGGACTGGGTGCGGGTGTGCAGCGATCCGAATGCAGCCTGCAACCCCGGCGATTCAACGATGATTTTTGATGATGAGTTCAATGTTGGCGTTGTGCCTATTTCAACCAGCAATCAGGGCGAGAAAAAGCAAGGGCAAAAAGCGCAGTAGCGGACATTACTCGGCGAGGATCCAGTAATCGGGAGCCGGGGTTGTAGAGTACGAATTCAGGAGCGGAAATGACTGAACGGCGGGCGGATCAGAGAGCGACTTATGATGCCATGCTTGAATTAGCCAGGGAAAGCCAAGAACTCGCCAAAAAAACACACGATGAAATCGTGGAACTGAAAGGAGACTTGGTCACAAAAGTGGAGACTCTTTGGTCTGACATGTACAACGGCGGAAAAGAGGGTGTCAAGACGCAATTGACGCAACTAGTGACCAAATTGGATCAGCGTGATCTAAATCAGGAAAAGAATGACAAAGAGCGCGAAAAGAGACAGGCCCGCCGCGACACGCGCACAAACTTCATTCTTGTGATTATCGGCCTGATTATTGCGCTGATTGGAGCGCTTCATGAGCTGCCTCCAGCGGTCGATTCGCTAAAAAAGTTTTTGAACGGAGGAATCCATTACCCACACTTATTTCACGGAAATAACGATGGTTCAAGGTATACTGGTCGCATGAACAGACAGCCCGAATCTTCTGTTCTACCTGACAGTGAAGTTCGCAACGCCTTAACAGTCAACTCCCAGGGGGAGCAAACTCAAGACATTTTCTAAGGAGAAACCGTGGAAGATGAAATCGTAGTTCAGCCCGAGGATCGACCGAAACCACCGCCGCCTATTCCTTGCGTAACAGATGCCTCTGCCGAACCCGTTGAACGCCTCGTCAAGTGCGATAAGTGCGGCTGGTTTCATACACTAGTCGATGATGTAGGCGAAGCCATCGGCGAAGCGTTTGAAAACCGTCAGTAGGGAGGGGTGCGGCATGAAAATCATTCACTGGCTCCGCAAATTGTTTGTGTGCCGGGAATGCGGCGGTAGCCGGGGATTTAACACAAGCGCTGGATGGGTGCCATGTTGGCGATGTATCCGGAGCGGAAAGGCGAAAGCGCGATGAATGTTTTCAAAGTCTTCACCATAATTGGCGACTATAACAAACTGACCTCAATCAACAAGGAGAAGGGAAGCATCATGAACAAACTACCACAGTATCTTACACTCGTAGTCAGTCTGACCGGAACGCTCGGCGTTCCAGCCCTGGCACAAAACTGGCTGGCGCAACCTGCTCATCAAGTGATTTATACCGGTCTTGTGGCAGCCGCGCTGATTCTCCACGCCATTTTCCCGTCGATCTTTGGCGCGTCCAGTGATGCGGCCAAGACGTCGGCTGGACTGAATAAAGCAGGAATGATCCTGCTGATTCTCGGTACAGGATTGTTCCTGATGCCTATGAATGTCTACGCGCAGACGACTACCACAACGACCAGCGCGAGCAATGGTTTCGTGGCAGACTCATCGGTTGTCGCATTGCATTACGATGGGGTTTGGAGTGCGGGAACTCATGTGACTGAATCATACGACTTCTACGATTTTGGGACGAAGAAAGCGAATCACGTCTATATTGTCGGCCATGAGCTTCTAGCTCCTACACCTGGCTTCAGCGTCTACGCCGGAGGTGTGGCTATCGAACCAAACTTGGCTACGCTTTTCAAAAAGTTCAACGTTCCAGCGGATACCTTCTCTGCGCAGTTTGATGCAGCTTTAGGGAACGGGGTGCCGTCATCTGGCGGTTCGCATATTTCTGCGCTGGCCGGTGGACTGATCAAATACAGAGCAACCAGTCAGCTATCGTGGAACGCATTGGAAGTCCAGTGGGTACGGTACGGATCGAACAACGGCGCTGCAATCTCAACTGGGTTGAGCTTCATCTTTGGCGGTAAGTAAGAAAATTTGTGCGGGAAACCAACACGAGTGTATGCGCTCAAATCATCGAGAGAGGCGGCTATGAGGCCCGCACAAACCAGCTTCCCGCCTCCAGAGCGGGAAGAACCAAAACAACTCGGGCCGACTTGGCAAAGATCGGCCCTTTCTTTGCGAGGTAAGACATGTGGACATATTCGCAATCGACGGGAAAACTGCTCCACGATGGCGCACTAGTCGGAATCGGCTACAGCGGACACGACAGCAGCCTTAATTGCCCCGACGCCGAAGCACTGTACGGCCTGGGGCCGATTCCGAGGGGTGAGTGGACCATTGGGTCCTTCTTTGACGATCCGGGCGGCAAGGGTCCGATCGTGGCTCATCTAACACCGGTCGCTGGTACAGAGACGTTTGGACGCTCTGGATTCATGATCCATGGCGACAACGGATCCGCAAACCATTCAGCATCTCACGGTTGCATCATCCTCTCTCGCCCTTACCGCATCGCCATTAGAGACAGCGGAGACAAGTCGATCATCGTCACAGAGTAGAGGTCATTCCATGGGGAAACACGTAACATGGACGCCTGAAAATCTTCGCCTGCATCTGACAGCTTTGATCGATCGCGACAATCAGGCTCATCGGGAAGCAGTTCGAATCGCTCTTGAGGCTGTGAAGGATCGCCAGAACTTGATGATCACGCTTTGCTTTCTCGGCGCCGCGCTGGTCTCACTGGCTGTCAACCTATTTGCAAGGCACTGAATTCGCGGGCGTGTCGACGCGAAAGAAGGAACAAGGAACGCCAGAGCATGAAGGCCCTCGAAAGGGGGCCTTTCATTTTGAGTTGAGAAGGAGATAGCCTATGTCCACGAAGGCCATGTTTGCCAAAAAGAAGGACGATAAATCCGAGAAGCCCTCTACTGGTGGAAATACCACCACTGGCGGATCGCCCACAAAGACCTCGACGGTGGCGACAAAGAACGCTACGGCTACGGCTACCGCGACGAGCAACGGAAAGGCCCCGGCTACTGCTACCGCAACGGCCACGCCGCACAGCAAGTCGAAGCGCCCAGGCGAGCGCATCTTTGGCAAGAAAGCAGGTAGCTAAATGAGCGCACCTGGATACGCTGGAAGTCAGTACATCCTCAACATCAACGGCAGCGGTGGGGCGTTCGTTCCCATTATTGCCAAGTCCACCGTGCGGCGCCTGATTGTGAGAGAGAGCACTATCACATCCGCCGGCGTTGCCAACACACTCCAGGGCTTGCTTCAGTACAAAGTTCCCAACGACAACACAGCCAATGGATTCACCACGATCTTTTCTGAGGCTGGCGCTAACACAATCGCTGCTCAGGGGAACGTGGTCGAGGCTGAGATAACTCTCGGTGGTGATCGCACACAGCATATGGAGATGGGCGAGATTATCGGACAACTCGCGCAGCCGATTGTTGGATTGCCGGCGGCACAGCAGGCGGCAGCAGCCGCAACAACCATGATGCAGATCCGGTCTGGAACGGCGACCGGAACGAGCGTAACAGTCATCGAGTACAACTAACATGGCCGAATCGAGCTGGATCCACCACATCGAGCATGAGGAGCCCGACACGCTCCACGTTCACACGCACACCGGGAAGCACTACACCCACCCCGGCGTGTCGAAGGAGAAGTTTGAGGCGATGCATAAGTCTGGCAGCCTCGGCGGATTCTTCAACCAGCACATCCGGAAGCAGCACCTCGGTAAGGAAATCCATAAATGAATTTCCCTTTTGTTTCCCGCGAACGCTTCGACGAAGAACGAGCCAGAGCGCAGAAGGCGGAAGATGCGCTCGAAGCGTTGCGGGTCAAGTTCCTCGACTATCTGGAGCGTCACCCGGCGGCATTGCCGGTCATCGGCGAGGATACGGACCTTGGGAAGATCCAACCGATTGCGGGACGACCGACAATCGCCAACGTGATCAGTTTTGCAAACCAGAGCGCCTTTGCCGCCGCGCAAGTTCCTGGCGCCAAGGGAGCAGCGGCACAACTTGATGAGGCGCGTCTAAAGCTCATGCGCGTAAAGAGGGAAGCGAATGGCGGCTAGTCCTCCAGTTCTGACGATGCAATCCGGCGCAATGCCACCAGATCAAGGGCAGCAAGGTCAAGTACCCTCAACCAATGTCGAGTATGGCCCTCAGAATCCTATGCACGGAGATCAGGAGCAACTGGAACGTATGTGTGGACTGACCAGAGAAGAGGGTCAGCGCATCGTTGCTGAGATCGTCCAGCCATTCCGGACCCAGTGGGCCACCGACCGCATCATGAAGATGCCGAACTGGCTCAAGAACACTGAGTACGATAAGGGCAAGCAGATTCTAGGCTGGGACCCAATCAGTCGAACCTACTTCGATGCCGTCGCTTGGTATCGCCAGAACAACCAAGAGTCTGATTACAGCTATCTTGAGAAGTACGTCAACAACATCACCCAGACTTGCCGACGCAACTTCGCCGCGGCCGTAGCGCGCGCCGTTCCGCCCGTCGTCGTCCGCCCTGAGAACGCCGAGAACCTCTCAGATATGGCCACGGCTAAGGCTGCCCAGGAAGCCATCTCGATCATTGAGGAGGCCAATGCGGTCAAGGGACTGCTCGGGCTGGAGTCGCAATATCTCTTCCTCTATGGCGTCTACTTCAAGTGGACCCGATTCGTCATCGATGGGACGTGGGTCGGCTACAAGGACGTTCCGCAATATGGCGAGGTCAATGCTCAGCTCTCCAAAGATCATTTTCATTGCACGAGTTGTGGGCAAGACTCTTCTGAAACGGAAATGGCGCAATCTGGCGGGATGAACTGTGTGCACTGCGGCGCGCAGCTCAGCCCCCAAGACTTCCAGCCGGGCGAGACAACCTCAGTCATAGGCCAGACTGGAACGAAGAAGAAGCCGAACGGACTGCCAAAATGGTCTATCTATTCTCCGCTCCAGGTCGATACCGACCCCACCAAAGAGTTTCTTGCCGATGTTCCTCTCTTGGCGCTTGAGTGGGAATGTGATGCCTCGGACATTCGCGCGACATTCCACGACATGGCCGATGAGATCACCGAGGGTGTCGAGAGCGCGACAAACGACAACGCAAGTTATGAGCGGCTGGTCCGCACGATGGTTTTCTCGTCGTCGTTCTCAGTCACGGCCGATATCTTCGCGGCGCGCGGAACATACTCTCTTGTCTGGGTCCAGCCAAATTCCTACTACCGCATCGCCGCGGACAAGCCTTTCGTCCAGAAGTTGCAGCAGTTGTTTCCCTATGGTCTGAAGTTGAGCATGTGGGGACCGGTGATCCTCAACATCGAGCCGGCAGTCCTCATCAAAGAGTGGTCGGCCTGCAAACTGCACCATGGCTATGGCCTGTATCCGCCGAGCGTGGCCGATAACGTCGTTCCGTTCAATGAGCGGTTCAACGCTATCAACAATATCCTCGACGACTACATGGAGCGTTGCTCGACCGGAATCACGCTGGTTGACCCGCGACGCATTGATATTCGAGAGATGAGCGGGAAGCCGCTGACCGGAGGGGTACTGAACCCCACACCGTCAGTCGGTGAGGGAGTCACCCAGCCGCTGTCGAATTCCATCTACCACTTCCAATTCCAGATGGACCCAGGCCTATTCAATTACCTCGATCGCCTCTGGAACTATTGCCAGATCATCTCCGGCATTCCGCCCCAGGTATCCGGCACCGGAACAACGCCGGGCGTTGAGACGGGCACGGGTCAAAAGCAGATGCTCGATCAGGCAATGGGACCGCTGGGCGACATCTACGACTCAATCAAGGACGAGCACGCCGCCGCCGGTCAAAATGCTATCGAGTGCCTCCAGGTCAACATGAAGTACACCGGATCTCTCTGGCAGGTGATCGAGGAGAACGGAAGCGAGTTCCGCAACAACTACGTCCACCTTGACGAGATGCAGGGCAGGGTGAGGGTCAAGTCCAACACAGATGAAGGCCTACCGAGGAGTCCCGAGCAGAAACGCCAGTGGTGCGAAACGATCATGGAGATGGCCGAGAAGCAGAATCCGGCCGCTCTGGCATGGCTCGACGAGACCGCCAACCAGCAACTTCTCAACGACTACTGGGGCCTGCCGGGCTCGGTCGCTCCTGGCGCGGCGCAGCGGTCCAAGACGCTTCAGGACATTCGCAGGCTGCTCCAGACGCCGCCCACGCCAAAGATTGGCCCGAACGGGATGCAGATGACCGATCCCGACGACGGTACTCCGATGTTCTCGCCGTCGATCGCGCCGAACAAATGGGTCGAGGATTACACCATCCTGTTGCCGACCATCGACCAGTTCTGCGCTGAGAATTGCGATGTGAAGCAGCAAAATCCGCTCGGATGGCAGAACGTGATTGCGTTCAAGCGACTGGCTCTGGATTATCAATCGCAGGTTCAGGGCTATATGGCTAAGCTCAAGATGCAGGCCCAGAAGGAAGGACAGCCTCCACCGCCGACGCCGAACCCAACCGTTCAGCAGATGGAGGCCGCCGCTTTTCAGGATGCCATGACAGGACTCAGCAACCTCACGCGGCAGAGTTCCATGCCGCCCCTCGGTCCAAGTGGATCGATCGCCGGACAGGTCAGCGCGGGAAAAGAGTTGGTTGACAAAGTTGCGAAGTTTCTAGCACCGCAATAAGGAGAATCACCATGTCTCATGTCTACAATGACAGCGTCGTCTACATCCGGAACGGCAAGCCCATTCCGGCAATCGTGCTCTCGTCGCTCCAGTCCGAGCGCGGCGAGCTGCTCACCGTCCTCTACGCGCAGCCCGACATTGGCCCCACGCTGCTCGCCCAGGGCACCACGCGCGGCATTGCGCAGGTCCAGCAGGCGGTTGCGCCATTCAAAGAGGGCAACACATTCGGGTGGTATGACGAAGTAGTTGCAGTTCCGCAGAAAACGATCTCCGCCCCCGAGCAGCTCGACGAGGCCCAAGGCCCGGTCACACCCGGCGATCCTGAGTCGCCGCACGCGATTCCCGGCGGAGTCGAGTCCGACGCTCCCGCGCACGAGATCAAAACATACTCGGACGGCACTGTGGTCAGCGGCCCCGGCCCGATGCCGGAACTTTCCCCCGCGCAGCAAGACGCCGCAGAATTGGTCCAGATCAAAGCAGAGCAGAATCAACCGGATGCGTAGAAAGTGGACCAGACTATCGAGAACGATCAGAAATAGTCCACTCTCTGATTGCATCTGAAAGTGAACAGTGCAGGGTCGCCCTTACCGGCGGCCCTTTCTATTGGCCCACAATCTGACGGTCCAAGTGATCGCAGTCTTTTGAAGGAGCAGCACCCATGGCAACGACCCCAGTAGTACCGATTTCCGCCCCGGCCGCCCCGGCTCCGGCACCAGCGCCCTCCGCGGCTCCTCCAGCCGCATCACCCGCACCGCCAACTCCCGCCTCTCCAGCGCCTGCTGCGCCGTCGCCAACGGCACAACCCACAGCAGGCGCCCCACCGGCAGCCGACGCCGCGCCCAGCGGACCACAGCCGCCCGCAAAGCTGAATCCCGGCGAGTATGGCAACGCAACTGACTCCTACATGGCCGAGGTCCAGTGGAAGCAGGATCTAGCCGCATTCAAGGAAGCGAACCCCGGCGTAGCCATCGAGGATGAATCACCGTGGACCGGGACGGAAGCGCTGCCGGCCGAGACGCCAGCCGCCGAACCCGGCACCGAAACCAAGACAGATGAGACGAAACCGGCTGACGCCGAGACGCCAAAGCCACCCGAGCCCGGCGCAGATGACGAGCCGTTTGGACTGGATGATGCTCCCGCCGCTCTCACTCCCCAGGCCTTGAACGATCTTTTCAAGGGCGACGAGGCGCTCAAGGCAGCGGTTGAGGCCAACCCGGCCGCCAAAGGTGCGCTGTTCAAGATGGCTCGCGAGAACGCCGAACTGTCGCAATTTAAGGGCATTTTCCCGAACAAGGATGCTGCCACCTTTGCCCGCGACACCGCTAACCGCACGGTGGGCCTGCGCAGTCAGTTCCAGATGGCCGAGACTCCCGAGGCGATGGCCGGAGCATTTGACTCCTTCATGCAGGAGTTCGCGGTCGTTGGAGCAGATGGCAAGCAAGTCATGGACGAGACAGGAAATCCGGTCTATGGCGATGATCTGTATATGTTTGGAGAGCACGTAGTCAATCGCTACGCGGACAGCACGTTGGCAGAGGTCGAGGAGAGGCTTGCCGCCAACCAATACACCGACGAGGCCCAGCGCGAGCGGGACAACGACCTCAAACTGGCGCTCTCAATCATCAAGGACGACCTTCACCCGGCCGAGCCTGGCGCGAAGGCTGACCCGGATCTTTCCCACTTGCCTGACGATGTGCGTAAGGAAGTTCAAGGCCGTTTGGACGAGGCCAAGCGCATAGAGAGCGAGAACGCGGCTGCCAAGGCTGGCGCTAAGAAGCAGAGCCGTGAGCAGGTCCGCACCGAGGGAAACAACAAGTTCTTTGCCGACGCAGGAAAACGAACCTTCGAACAGGCCCGCAGCATGGTCGAGAAGCTGCGCGCCGCCGGAGCCGTCATTCCGCAGTGGCAACTTGACGCCAAAGTCCCCGGCCAGAACTATACCGCATTCGACAACGAAGTCGGCAAGGCTATCGAAGCTCATCTCAAGTCCGACCCCTACGAGTACAACAAGCAATTTCAGCTTGAGTTGCAGTACATCGCCAACCCAACCCCAGAAAACCTCCAGGCCCGCCTGTCCGCATTCGACGCCGTGTTGCAGTCGAGAGATGATAGCGGCAAGAGCCTGCTCAACCGTGTTGTCACCAAATTGGTCCGCCAGTACGGTTCACAGGCCTCTACGGCAACTACCGCGGCGGCTGGGACCGACAAGGCACCCGCAGCCAGCGTCGAGCCAAAAGCAGGCCCGGGTGCTCAACCTCATCAAATGAATCCTGATGAGGCATACAGAGAGGCAACAAAACAGCTTGCCAGCGAGGTCAAAGACTGGCATTCTTTAAGTGCAAGCGAGCAGATGAGTCAATCGCTCGCACGCCAGCGGAGAATTCTGACTGGCAGGTAACAAGTTCGTCACCCTCGTTTCTATCGCTTCCAAGGGTTTAGGGCGGCCGAAGGAGAGCGAATCGGCAGGCCGCCCGCGATTTTAGAACGACCCGAGAGCACGGCTAGAGTACCGGCGAGCAATCTACCATCGGCGTTACCCGCTGCCGCCGACAGCGCAGGATAGAGAGCCAACCAGGGAAAGGCTAGAAGCCCTCACAGCCAAGAATCCGCCCCGGCAATCGGCCGGCGCGCACCGCCCACTCCTAACCGAGCAACGCCGCGACACGCTCTCCATGCGAAGCGTGAGCGAAGGAGTGTAACACCATGCCAACACCCAATTTCACCACTGCATCCGCTGATTCCGTCATCATGCTCCAGACCTACACGCCGCCCAAGGAAGTCATTGAGAACATGGAATCCGAGCTTGACCGCCGGTTCTCGACCATGGGCCCGCAGACCATCACCAGTCTCCAGGAATTCCGCGTCATGCTGCAGTACGAGTACGGTGGCAGCTTCGGAGCTGGTTCGACTGATGGCGGCAACTACCCGACCGGCACCGGTGGGGCATACAACGAGGGCATTATGACCCCCGTCGAGATCCTCCTGGCCATCACCTGCACCGACCTCCAGAAGCGCATCGGCAACTCCGGAAAGACCGTTATCGCGGTCAACCCCGTCGATAAGTTGGTCGCCGACGCGCACACGAAGATGCCCAAGAAGCGCAACCAGTCGCTCCAGGGATTCAACACCGGCCAGATCGCTACCGTCTCGGCCACCTATGCCGGCGGCGGGGCCAACCCGATCGCTCTGGCTACCGCTCCGTTCGGTTCCCGTCTGATCGACATTCAGGACACCGTGCAGTTCATGTCGGGTGACGGCAACTACACCCTGCGCGGCTCGGCCGTCGTGGTCGACGCTCCCAAGAACGGCATTGGCACCGGCAACCAGATCACTGTTGATAACGTGCCCGCCGGCGTCGTGGCTGGCGATTACGTGATGGTCAACAACGTTGCCTCCGGCTCTCCGCTGTTCTTCAACGGAATCCAGTACATTGTCAGCCCCAACACGACTGGCGAGTATCTGGGCATGGACCGCAGCCTGTCTTACGTGCAGAGCCCGGCCTACAATGCCAACTCCCTGCTCACCCTGGGCATCGTCGAGACGTTCCTGACCCGCATGCAGCAGGCCCTCGGTAACACAACCTACAACCGCGACCGCCCCAAGAACTTCTGGTACGGCCACAACGCGCAGCGCGCATCGTGGAACCAGCTCGGCTTTGCCATCCAGCAGATCACCATGCCCACTGGAAAGGCGCCGAAGTTCGACGGTGTTCCCGACACGTTCTCCATGGAGATGATTGCCGGCGTCGAGTGGCTTCTGGACACCGTGGCGGCCATCGACAAGCTGTATTTCATGGACCGCAGCAGCATGATTCGCTGCCGCTTCAACGACGCTCCCCAGTTTGTTCCCGGTCAGATCGAGGGCATCTGGTTCCAGCGCCCCAGCGGCAACAACACCAGCTCGTTTAAGGACGCCTGGCTGTATGACGCGGTGAACTATGCTTCGAGGAATAACTGGACCTCGGGCGTGATTTACGGACTTTCGATACAAACGTCGTTCAGTAATTGAAACTAAAGGGGTTAGATTACTCTATCCCCTTCCAGTTCAACCCTTGGCACACGGCACAGATCGTCGTCGCTTTCACATCAAAAAGCGCGGCGATCTTGCCATGTGCAATACCCCAACTTCTCAACAGTTTGATGGTGGGTATCTTATCTTCGGAGAGAGCAACGAATCGCCGTCTCCGCTGATTTTCTATCGCAGTCACAGCTTCCAGATGATCGGGATTTACGCAGGAAGGAACAAAGCAAAGATGGTCAACTTGGTAATCGGCTGGAATCTCACCCTTGGCCTGGGTGTAAAAATGACGGTGCGCAGCATATCCGACGCCATCGACCGTTATCTTGCCGTAGCCATGTTCATCTTTGTAAAGCTGCCAAATCCAGCATGGCGTCTTGTATCCCCGGTCCTCAATAACATACTGGGCTCCCGACTTTCGCGTGTGGTGATTATGGATGAATCTCATTGGGTGCCCGGAGAGCGCTCCTGTCCGCCGATTGCTGAGCGTTGCAATTGGAGCTGGTTGGCCGCAGCCGCACTGGCAGAGGCCGGACGGGTTCGGCGGCGGGATGGGCGGCCCGCAATGGTGCCCATAGAGAAACCGTACGTGTTGGTCCTTGACCCATCCAATACCTCGCGAGGTGTAGGCGGCAACGGGAGTCGTCCGGCCACATCCGCACTGACACAATCCCGATGGGTTAGGCGGTTCCATGTTTTTCTCGCGCTTCGCCTTCCAATGGTGGCCAATAAGGTAGTTGGACTTGCATGGATGGCCGCACCCACATTTACAAAGTGTGTTGGACATGAATTTACCCTCTCAGAATCAGTTCTACTCTAACACATAACCGGCGGGCTGCTTCGGTGGCCCGCTTTAGTTTGGAGAAAGCATGAGCATCAAGTTCTGGATTGCACGAAAGTCTGACGGCGTGCTAGTCGGCTGCCGTACGTGGAGGCGCTCGTTCAAGGAGTGGTCTCTGGTTTTTTGGATCAACCATCATTTCTGCTGCGTTGGAATGGGTCTCCGGTAATGCTTGATCCTCTACGCGATACCCCTCAAGAAGTCATCGACAAACTCACCCGCTGGGGTGGTCACAACGAGTACGGCGACCCCAACTGGCGAATCATTCTGGCCGAGAACCATCTGGTCCAGCGCGCCGGCATGTGGACGGAGTTCGAAGAGGACACCGAGCAGGTTCACTTTGAGACGGTCGGCAACCAAGTACGCTACACCACGCGCCAGATCGCTCCGGATGCCATTCGTACCGGCGTTCTCTGGGTTCCGAAGTATCCTTGCACCGGCTGGATTCTTGAGCGGTGGTTTCCGCCATCGGCTTACGGGTCCAAGGTTCAATGGGAGTCTGCTCTATCTCAGGATGGCGTTACGCCCATGATGGGACCGTTTCCCGAGCGCGGCGGCTACTTCATGCTGTCTGGCGGCGGCCCATGGCCTCAGATTCCTTTGCTTGAGGACGTTCACCAGGCCATCGCGCAGTGGGAGAACGCGCCACACTGCCACGGCATTGTGAACGAGGAAGACATTGCCCGAGCGATGCAAAAAGACATAGAGGAATCTGACGCAAAGGAAGCGGCCCAGTATGAGGCTTTCTTGCGCGAAGTCACCTACATGCGCGAGACGCATCTCGAATTCATCAAGGGAAATCCGGCACTCTCGGGCTTCCGTAACCGGCTCGCCAGTTCGCAAGGACTGACCAGTCACATCTAACCTCGCGGGACAGGTTCTCGGAGCGTAGCAGAAGGAGCGTATTACCATGCCAGCAGAAACAATCGCACCCCCAATCATCGGAGCCGACTCAGTTCTAGCCAGTGGCGGCCGCCCCAACGTAGAGTCTCTCGGCCATGCAGCCCAAGAGCGTCTCAATATCCGTGAGCAGAAGCTCACCGAACTGGAACTCCGCGGCGAGATCAAGCCGGCCACCATCCTCAACCTCTCACCGTTCCCGCTCAAGGTCGAGACTGGCCTATGGGATTACCAAGTTCCTGCGAAGCCAACCGACAAGCCGTTTGGAATCCTTACCGTATCCGGTACGCGCAGCTTCCCAATCTACCGCGGAAACCAGGAGATGTCAGACAAGAGCCTGCGCGCTCGCTACGACGTCAAGATCCTGCTTCCCGTCGAGCAGTTGATGGAGTTCAAGCACTGGTATATCGGCGAGACCGACGAGGATAAGCTCGTCAAGTCTGGCGGCGTGGTCGTCTTCGAGGGCGACATGGACGGCATCACGCCAAACTCTATCGTGCGGGTTCCCGAGTACGTCTTCAAAAAGGGACGCCGCTATCTGCGCTTTGTCGATCGTCCTCTCAAGGAATGCTTGACAGAAGCAAAGGAGCAACTCTACAACCATTGCCATGCGGTCCTGATTGAAGCCGGCCACGACGCCGACGATCCGCAGAAGCGCAAGAATATCCAGAAGTACCAGCATATCGTCGCCGACTTCATGCTCCAGCAGAAGCAGATCCAGAAGGCTCCTTCCTGGCGCGAGGTTCAGTTCAAGGCGGAGGATTGCTGCCCACGCTGCAACGCGCAGTACGTGTCGAAGACCGGAATGTGCAAGTGCTCCTACGTGGTTGATCCTCTCCTGGCGTATCTGTCCGGTGAAATCGCGTATGATCACGTTCGAATGAACACGCTGACGGCCGAGCAGTGGAAAAAGGCCAAGGCCGAACAAGCACGGCGCGAAGATGCGCAGAAGTAGGGGACCATGCAAACCAGGGGCGATGCATTCAAGATAGTGGGTGGACTCGTCGGCGTCACTTATCCCGATGACGATTGGCTTACACCGGAATACCTCGCCCCGAAATGCAATCTAGCCTACGACCAGGCCATCATGTACCTAGAGCTCTCCTGCTCTCCATACATCGAAAAGGTCGTTACTGTTCCCAACGTGAATGTAGGCGTGGACGAAAATAACCTAACTCCGTATGGAATCACGTCATCTGGTGGGCAGGAGAAAACTTATCCATTTGAGCAGTTGGTCGAGCCTCGATTTGTAGACTTCCGCGTATCGGGTCAGACTGGCCCATGGAAGCCGGTCAAGGAATGCACCATCCTACCCGACACGCCTTCGCAGGTATTGGCGGGCACCTTCGACTTTCGAGTGCGCGGAGATTTCCGTCCCGCTCCGCTTACCAGCGATGACTCCGTGATCGAGATTCATCCGATGGCTGCGCACGCACTCGCTTACTCTATCGGAGCAATAATCGGATTTGAGCGTCCTAATGATGCTTGGGCGTCGAACTACGCAACTGAGGCAAAGGCTGCATGGGATGTGATCTCCGCAAAGCTAACGACCCAGATGCAGCGCGAAAACTTCCGCCTTGGCTCACCGAACCGAGGCTCTTCCGGCGGTAGAGGACTCGGGTGGAGTTACAACCTCCAAGCAAACATGGGCTTCGAGTGGCGCAGTTTTGGACTGTTCGTAAAGTTGATCTAACCAATTCAACCCAAGGAGAAATCACCATGGCAGTAACTCTCACACTGCTTCGCCAACTGCGCGGAGTCAACTACAAGAAGTCGGTGATTCAGGCCGTTATGTCTGGATCTTACGTTAATCCAACTGGGGAACTCGTCAATCTCAACGCTGCATCTGTTCTGAATCCGAGCGCACTAGACTTCACAGGTCCAAACCCATCGGATAGCTCTCTTCCGGCAGTAGTCGCCGCTCAGTCTATCGGTGGGTGGCAAGCTCAACTTGCACCAGTTCCTGGTAGCCCCAATCAGTTCAATTTGACTTTCTGGAACGGTACAACTCAACTTGGATCAGGAACGTATGCGTCTCTAGCTGCCGCAATCGCTTCCGGCATTCTGACCTTCGAACAAGAGTGGGACCTCGGTTCCTAATTGGCTAACTACGGGAACGCAACCAAGGTTGAATTCAGTCGCTGGCTCGGCCTCGTAGATGAGGATGATCCGACAAACCTGCCGATGGGGTGTGCAGCCCTCTCGCAGAATTGCCGGTTCAATCTTACCGAGGTCGGGACCAGATTCGGAGTTCAAACCGCCATCCAGGGAATCAATCAGAGTCCGGTAAGCGGACTCCTGCCATGCGCTTACACGCCAGAGAGCGCAACGCAGGATTACTTTCAGGCTATCCTTCTCTACGACTACCTAGGCACGCTCCAGATCGAGAATCCTACAGGCACAGGCCGCACCACAGCGATCAGCAGCCCAATTGTTCCCCTTCCCGCACAGTCGCACATGATAGGGACTCAGGCCTACAACCGGGCTTGGATGGGATTCTCGAACCTGCTCACGCCAACGGCTTTCCCGGCTGCTTACGATCTCTCCACAAAGACCCTCTACCCCTACGGCATGAAGCCGGTCGGTTTTGGCTGGTACGCTGGCGCTCTTGTCCTGGCTGGGGAATGCTGCACGTCGTCTGAGTTACGCTCTGGCGTCACTGTAGCTGTCGGTAACGGACATCTCTACATCTGCACCGTTGCGGGCACGACCGGCGCAACGCAGCCTATCTGGCCGCTCACCGAGGGAGGTACAGTGGTCGACGGCGGAGTCACATGGAAAGAGCAGACTCCCGTCATGGCGAACCGTATCCCCGTTCCCGCGTCGCCGGCACTCACACAGGCAGGTGGAGGAACTTGGAGTGCGGCAGACGACGTCTATGTAACATTCACTCTCTTAAATAATCAAGGTGAGACCCCGCCGTCAATTCCAGTCTTTTTCAATCCATCTGGAGCAGGAACGACTGTAAACGTACAAATTCCCGCACTTGCTTCGCTTGCTGGTTGGATGCAGACTCTGCCTCTAACGTACATACCTACCGGCGCAAACGTCTATGTAGCATCAGTTGCGCATGGTGCTGCCGCTCCTCAACTATCTACATATCTGCAAACTAACTTGACACCCATTGCTCTCGGGACTCTTTACGGCATCACGGCGGCTGGCGCTGGAGCAGCCCCACCCACGACCAACACTGCGAGAATCACAGGTGGGCAGTTGCCTACGCCAGACGTTGAGCCGGTTATCACGCGCTCGGCTGGAGCTGGATCATTCCCTGCCGGTCGCGATGTATATATTCTCCAGACCTACGTCAATGCTGTTGGCGAGACACTTCCAGGACCAGCGAACTCCATCGTAGATACCCTTTCAAACGACGCAGTAGTCATCAACACACAATTCCTTCAGGGTTACGCTATGACTGGAATCAATCTCTACGAGTGCGACGTTCCGACCGGAACGACCTTTGACGGGAGCACATTCCCGCCGTACGGAGACTTTGCGCTCTTCGGAACTTTTGGGACTGGAGCAGTGGTCACAATCACGGATACGGTGATCGGCCCCCCACCGCCCACTGTTAATACGACAGGACCGGCAGGAAACATCGCGCAAGACACGCTCCAGGGTGGACCGAACAGCACTCAGGGCTATCGCTGGATGACCGTCGCGTATCAAGATCAGTTCGACACCATCTCAGGATTCACGAAAGCTTCAGCCGTAAACTACATCGTTGACGAGAACGGATGGGAGTTATCCGTCTTCAATCTTCCTACGGGTCCAAGCTACATCAAGAACGTGATTTGTAGTTTCACGGTTGCTGACGGAACCAGCGCAGGGCCTTATGCTTACTCTCCTGAAACGCTGGTATCAGATGGAATCCAGATCACGACTACGGTATTTCCCAACGGAACATCGAGCGGGACGGTAAACTTCACGGATGAGTATCTGACTGGATTGATTGCGTCGACGGCAACAAACACCACTGACCGTCTTCGCGTGATCCAGCCGCAGCAATGCGTCGACCTCTACTTCTCTGAGGCGACAAGACGGCTGTTTCAGACAGGCGTTCCTGGCTTCTACTCTGGTCACTGGGTATCTCTTGCAGACGATCCAGAGACCTACTATGGTGACACGAGCAATATCCAGGTTGGCAGCGACGACGGAGAGCGCGCATGGTGCGTGCGAGAGTACCAGGGTGTACCTTACTCCCTGCGAGAGCGGTCTGGATTCGAATTGTCTCCTACCACGTCCGATCCTGCTACATGGACAGTCACGAAGCGCTGGACGAAAGTAGGACCATGCGGGCCGCGCGCCATCGACGTTTGTGGCCAGTTCTTGATTTTTATCCATTCAAGCGGAATCTATAAATACGAATCCTCTGCTCCGGAACTCATGTCGAAAGAACTCAACCGCTTCTGGACAACGATCAACTGGAGAACGCAGGAAACTATCTGGTGTGCGATCGATGTAGAGTACCACGAGATTCATATCGGTCTACCAGTGGGCGACAGCACAATTCCCAACGTCGTTCTGGTTCTCAATTATGAGGAGGGGTGGAACAATCCGCTTCTTTTCTCTCGGTATTCCGGAAAAGAGATCACAGTCGAGCAGTGCCGGAAGTACAGCGTCTGGACAAACATCACTGCTTACTATGGGATGCGTGCTTATCGGACAGTCACAGGACTTCCGACGCCAGACGAGGGTCCAGCAGACACAAGCGAAGAGGTCAGCCGGCAGTTCATCTCGCAAATGCTCTACGCTTCATCGGCTCCAGATGGAACCGTGCAGGCTCTAACTCCTGGCGTCTACAACGACAACACATCAGGAATCGACTGCCAATATGAGACGATCTCCGCGCAGCAGATGATGGTGCAGTGCAAACTCAGCGGCATAAACATGAATGTGCGCGGCAACGGAAGCCTCTTTGTCTCATTCATCGCCGGTGCCCGCCGCATCACCGACTGGCAGGCCGACACGCCGCAGCCTAACTGGCTGGTCAAGATGAGTCCGATGCAGCTTGAATTGAACCCAACCAAGGGAATCAGCCGAAACACGCCCAGCAGGCTCAATGAGCGCTGGCGTATCCGCTACACCAATGGGTGCATTGCAGATGCATGGTTCTCGATGAAATACACGTGCTTATTCATCAGTCCGATGTTCCAAGGTGGAACTTCGATAGGGAGCAAGTGACATGGCAATCTCCCGATCTCAGATCAACGCAATCAAAGACTTTGGACTGAGAACCATATTGCTCGGGATGTTTGACCAGCATATCGTTGTTGGGCAGGCGCTCGGAATCAACATCTTGGAACCGACTAACTCTCCGCAGACTCCAGCGAGTTTGCCTCCGCCCTCTGCATCGTTCTCTGTGACTGGCGCGAATGGCGCTTTCAATATCTCGATTACGAATCCAAAGCAGTCTATCAACAAGACCATCTATCACGAGTTGAGCTATGCAGGAGTCGTCAGCTTTGTTGGACCTACGACCACTCTTCCAGTTCAGACGACAACTCAGTTGAGCGTTCCCGCTCCCGGCGTGACGGCATTCTGGCGCTTGAGATCAAGTTACGACCAGGATAACTGGAATGCCTATCAGACACAACCGGGAAAGGTTTCGAGCGGACTGCAATCGTCAGCAGCTTCTGAGGCGGCCGTCGCTCTTAATCAAACCAACTATGCAAACGTCGATTCTGTTGATGTTGGATCTTCGGCGATCGTTCGCGTATTTGGAAAGGCTGGACCTAACACTCAGTATCCGAGCGTGAAAGGATCTCAGGAAACCATTCGACCATCGGCGACGATCATCAACGTTCCATTCAGCACTCAGCAGGTGGTGGGATTCGACGAAGAAAATTATCAGGTACGAGGCACACTTCCCGAGCAGCTTATCGATAAGATTGTTCCGACCGGGACGGTGAGCGTCGTCGGACCTGGTGGCGTTACGTTGCCCACGATCATACCGATTGAGGTATCCGGCGGGATTCTCGGATTCAATGTGACTAGCGGGGGAAGTGGACTCACAGCGGACTTGACCATTACCATTGTCGGGACAGGAACGGGGGCAACCGCTGGGGCTCAAGTCATTTCAGGAGGCGTGCTGATCTCGGTGGCGCCTGGCAATGCTGGCAGCGGATACGGGTCAGGAACGACAGTAACGGTCTCCGGTGGGACGTTCGGGGGATCGACCGGCGGCGGGCAAAACATCGGCGGAAACGGTGGGAGATTCATCGTCAACGACGGAACGACGAACTGAAAGGGATTTATGACTTGGGGTATTAGACCGGGATACGAGCACAACTTCATCGACGGGCGCACCCATGTCCACCACATCCATTTCCTCAATGGGGTTACCGGTGGAGAGCATGAAGTCCAGTTGGTCCTCGGGTGCCCGTCTTGTCCCACATGCAAAAGGCCATTTGCGCTCGATAGTCTGAGCATCCTCAATCCAATAGAAGAAGCCCAGAAGGCCATGGACGCTCTCGAAGCGAACTACAAGGCTCTGGTGGATTACGTGAATCGATGGAAAGTCCCCGTCCGCATCGGCCCGCTTGCCAACATCATGCTCACGGATAGCAGAACGCTAGTAATTGGAGATCAGCAATATATTGAACTCCCAGTCGAGCAAAAATCTTTAAGTGACGGACAGTGAAGCCAATCATCCTTCGCCCGGCGATGCCCGCCGACCTGCCGTTTATTGAACGATTCCACGCCGAGCAGAACGAGCGTGATGAGACGAGCTATCCGCTTCCTGTCCTCTTCGATAAAGACGGCAAACTGACCGACCGAGTTCCGGTGGTCTTGGTGGGATGCGTCGAGGGAACGGACGAGCCGGTGCAGGCGCTCTGGGTTGAACGACGCGCTGAGTTGATGTTTGCCGGGTGCGACAACCCCAAGGCTACGGCGTTCGCACAGCGTGACGCCGATGCGCTGGCCGCGGTTCTTTCATGGGCAGGATACACCGGGATGCATTGCGACGTGCCTATCGCATTAGCGGAGGCGGTTGGAAAGCCTCTTACGCGAGCTGGATTTAGCCGGAACGATGACCGTCTGGCGCACTTCTACAAGGATTTGAGGGGAAAACAATGAGCCGCAGCCAGCAAAGTGAAGTTTTCAATACAGAACAGGAGAACTCTGCTACAAACGAAACCGCAGCGCAAAAGTCCGATGCCGCAACCCAGAGCGATATTTCTAACCAGCAATCGCAACTTGCCAAGTTTGCCGCCGACAACCCTTATGTGCAGGGTGGCCAGATGGAAACTACGACAAATAGGCAACTATCTGGGACGGCAGACTCAACGGCTGCGGCAGCGAAGGCAGGAAACCAACAACTTGCCCAGCGAACCGGCGCGAATGCTTCAACAGGCGTCGCGGCGGGAGAGGCTGAGCAGGAAGCAGCACAGCGTACCCTTGGAACCCAAGAGGCAAGTGCTACTCAAAGCAGACTTGCCGCTGGATCGACTTATGGCCAGGATGTGTTGAGCGATCAAAATCAGATCACCGCAGCGCAACAGAATCTTGCCTCCCAGGAGTCGAATGCCGCTCAAGGAGAGTCCAGCACGGAAGAGAGTGCCGCCCAGCAGTCGAGCTTTATGGATGAATTAGGGAAAGGACTAATCAGCGGAGCGGATAGCGTCGGAACGGCTTACTGCCCGGCGCGCGGGTCGATGATTCTCATGGCCGATGGAACCCAGCAGGCGATTGAGACTTTGACCATTGGAAGCGTCATTGAGGGCATCGATGGAGAGCCCCAAGTCGTCGAGGAGATTCAATCGGCTCGTTCGATTGTCCTAAAAACCGAGATCAGCGGTGGATTCGTCGTCCGTACATCCCCGGTACATGCTTGGGCTCTTCCCAAGGGTGGGTTTACCGTTGCCACTCGCGCGAACGGAAAGGTCATTCTCACGAAGAACGGAGCAGCAACCGTGCTTCGCGTCACTCCGGACGGCATGGACACGGTCTATAACGTCATCACTGACGGTTCGCATACCTACCGGGCAAATGGGGCTTGGTCTCTCGGAGTCGGCGAGGCCGAGCGAGCGGTAAGCATGGACCAGTGGGAAGAGATCGGCGAACGGATGATGCAGAAAGTAGGGGCGTAACATGGCAGACGGACTCCAGAGTCTAATTCCATCGGCGTCGCCGATCGCATCGCAGGGCATAGATTACGACGAGTTGCTCGCGTCTGGTGACCCGGCGGGCTACATGGCGGCCAAGCGGGCAGGGTTGGAGTACAAAGCCCCCAATGTGACCCTTGCGCCGCAGCCTGCCGCACAGAGCGCGCTCGCCGCTGGAGCGGGCAAGCCACAAGAGTCTGTTGCCCCCGCGGCCACTCCTGGCCCGACGATGGGTACTGCGGCCAGCCAGTTGGCCACAGGCTCGTCGCAGTTGGCGCAAGCCGCCGTACAACCGACCGAACATGCAGTCGGGCAGGACGACAATCCCTACTACATGACGACGGACCTTAAGAACCCCATGGATAGTTTCGGCCAGAGCCTAGCGGCTGGAGCGCAGTCGCAGGTGCCGGCGACCAATGCTCCCAACCCACAGATGGACTCGACGGGCGCGGCAACGGCCAACGTGCAGCCCGGCGGCGGGGCTGCGGAAGATCCCAATCAGAAGATCATCCAGCAGACGAGCCAGATGGGGATGGATTTCAGCAAGAAGCTTTCTGGGCAGACGACGCTTGCGCAGACAGAGGCTCCCATGGAAGCGCAGAGACCCACAACCCCCCTCAACCCCATGGACTCGCAATATCGCCCAACCAGGTGGCAGCGGTTCGGGCGCGGCGTTCTCGGCGGAGTGGAGGGGTTAGCTCGCGGCGGCATTCGCGGAGCCGTGCTGGGCGCGGTGGACCCAGCCGCAGTGGGAGCCACAGCCTACGGTGCTCCCAACCGCGCGTTCTCGATCGCAGCCCAGCAGCGGGCGGGAATAACCGATGTCATCAACGCAAAAGAAAAACAGGCCGAGGACGTGTACAAGTCCGATACTGGCCGCGCGAAGGATGTAATCGCGGGAATCAAGGACATTGGCACAGTGGCCGCCCAAGGCCAGAACGCTCAGGCTCGCAGCGACACCGCTGGCGCGCGCGAGGATACTGCGCGCGTAGCCGGCCAACTCGCCGACATCAAACAACAGGTGGCCGACTTCCAAGGGCAAGGAAAGGTCCCAACCAGTTATGAGGCGACTGTAGCCGCCGCTGCGCTTGAGAAAGATCCGACGCGCAAAGCAGCACTCAACGCAGCCGCCAAGACAATGGCATCGACGGAGTTGAAGAAATTTCAGTACAAGGCCGCCGCGGACGGCGAGCCGCGCAGCACATTCCGCCAGACGATGATTGATGCTGCGACCGAGCAGATCAAGGGTCTCCAAGACAAGTACGTTTACAACCCCCGTCGCAATCAGTATGAGAACCCCAACAATCCTAACGACATCCTGAATCCTAATGAGTACACCGACAAGAAGAATGAGATTTCATCGAAGCTAGATCAACAGTTGGGGCAGAAGAAGATGAAGCCGCTCGGTGTGCGGTTCAATCCGGCCGACGCCGGAGCGGGCAAGCCTACCGGGAGAGCGGCGCAACAGGCTGCAGCCGCAGCTCCCGCTACAACGCCACAGGCCAAGCGACCAGCCCCGCCGACGCCAACCACTCCCCCGCCAGATGGTGCCGCCGACATGGCGCTCGGATCTGACGGTCAGTACCATTACCGCGATGCAGGTAAAAAAGACCTTGGCGTGGTGAAATAAATGGCGACGAGTCCGGTCCAGTTCGACGAAACGACAGCAGTTCCCATTGGCGGCGGGCAACAGTGGGATGAGAGCACCGCTGTGCCACTCCCCAAGGCAGCCGCGCAGCCAGCGAAGCCTACTCCAACCCTGGGAGGTCAACTGCCTAATGGGACACTCTCTGCCGCATCTGAACCATCCCTATTTGACCGTGCCCGCGATTCAGTAGGCAATAGCATTGTCGGCAAAGCGCTGGGCATGGAGTCCACGCTTGTTCCCGGCTCGCCAGAGTACCGCCAGACCAGAGAGGCAATGCCGCAGTTGCCGGGATGGGCGAATGAGCCACTGCTTAAGAAAGAGCAGGATTGGGAATCTAGTTGGAACCCCATCCTGAAACAGCAGCGGGATCGCGAGGCGCAAGTCAGTCAGCAGTTCGATACTGCGCACCCAATCATTGGCGGCGTCGCGCGGGGAGTATCAGACACCATCCAGGGCATGACGAGCCCGGCCAATCTAGCGATGCTTGCCGCTGCTCCCGAGTCGAAGATCATCTCTGGATTCTTCGCTACCCAGGCCGCCAAGGGTGCATACGACAACGCGGAGCAGGCATATCAGGCATGGCGCATAGGGCTGAACGGAGAGGCCGCCAAGTACCTCACGGAGTCTGGACTTAGCGCGGTTATCGCCGGACTAGCCGGAAGGTCGGCGCTCAAAGGCGCGTTCCCGGTAGACACCGGCCGCCCGTCTATCACCGAACCGAAAACCAGTGGCGGAGAATCGGAGCGGGCGCGGCTTGGCGCTGGTGCGCGGCCCCCCGTAGAGTTCCCGCCCGATACGCCCGTCTTCCCTCTCCAGCCAACCGGAGCACCACGCCTACAGGCATCCACCCCGGGAGAAGCTCCGCCGAATCCACAGAACTCTCCGGGTCCGGTCAATCCATCAACCGCCATTGAGCGCACGAAGCCCCCGACACAGTTTGCGCCAAGGCCTGAGATTCCCGCCGACAAAGGTGTGATTGTCGATGAGCAGGGTAACGCGCTCCCGGTGCGTCCCGGCCTACCTGCTCCGCGCGACACGGCAAACCGTGCCAAGCCAATCATCCCCAAAGTTGTGCCGCCCCCCGCGCCGGTCCCGCCCGTTCCGCCGCAACTTGGCAGCGCCGCCATCATGGCCACGCCGACCAATATCCAGCCAGCGCCAGAATCGCCCCAGGCCGCGCCCGCTCCGATTCAAGTCACTACCCCAGCCGCTCCGGTCCAGCAGCCGCAGGCACCCGGCACAGCCGAGGCGCGTCCGGTGGTCCAAGCGAGCACCGACCCCGCACAGTTGCGCCAATCAGCCCAGCAGCAGCAGCCAGCCCTTGAACAGATGGCCGGGCAGGTGGCCGCCGCAGTTCCTGGTGCAGAAGTAGTGGGACCCCGGGTCAAGACTGCCGAGTCAATCAAGAACAAGGACGATCGCGGCAAGGCCCCCGAGACCAACATCGACAATCTGGCAGTGCGCGTGGTCGCTTCATCCCCCGACGATGTGCCGGCAATCCAGCAAGTAATCGAGAGACAGCTCCCCGTCGCGTCCAAAGACACGATCGACAGCAATGGGCTGAACATTCCCCAGTACGCGATCCAGACCGGCAAGCCTGGAGAACCAAACCAGGTCTCAGAGTTGCAGGTCATCCCCGGCCCGGCCACGGCCAAGGCGATGAAAGAGACCGATCCGCTCTATGCTAAGCAGAAAGAGGCATTGGCGGAGGCGGCATCCGAGAAGCCGGGAAGCTGGCAGCAGAAGGCATCGCAGCGGGTCGCCGACGATCTCGGAGCACAGCTCAGCGGCATCCTCGACAAAGCCAAGGCGCAGGACGCTAAGGCGACTCCGAAGAAGCCGGACACTCCCCAGGTCGCGGCCATGTCGGGAACGGCACCGATGGGAGCGCAGCCCGCATCCGGTCCCAAGCCTCTTGTCAAGGGAACCCTCGTAACGCTGAAGGACGGGACCAAAGGGACCATCAAGGGCGGCAACGCCAACGAGCCGAACGGCGGACGCTGGATAGTCACAACCCACAAGGGGTCTGTCCTGGCCAACGGGAAGGATTTAAAGACGGAAGCTCCAGCCGAAGCGGTTACCCCGCCAGTCCAGCAGGGCCAGCCCGCGCCCGGCGCACCACGGCCAGTCGGTAAGCCGCTCATGAAGCGTATCGAGCAGATCAAGGCCCTCGTCGCCAAAGGTCAGAAGGTGGTCATCTTCTCAAGCGAGGCCGACAACCCAACGTTGCATGAGGCATTGCATCAGGTCGGTCTGGGCGGCCTGCCAGTGACAAACATCAAGGGACCGGACTTCAGCGCACTACTCGACAATGAGGTCAACGTCCCAACCAACGCCGATGAGCCGATGGAGATTCCAGAGATTGCGGCGGGCAAGGCGATCTATGTGGACTTCGACGGGACGCTATTCACCCAGCCGGGCGGAGTGGAGAAGCAGGAAGCCAAGGGCGGAGCAGGAGAACCGATTCGCGCCTATCACGGTACGGCGGCTCAGTTTGAAGGGGCTCCGCGCACCGATGGTCTTGGAGCACACTTCGCTCCAGAGCGCAAGTTGGCAGAGGATTTCTCTAAGGGGTCATCCGGCCGAGAGCCGGGCAGAGTCATCGAAGCTGAACTCAACATCAAGAATCCACTAAGAATCAAGGATCATGGATTCCCGCACAGCGATGCAGAGGCTACCGTAGAGGACTTCATCAAGCAGGGGGTCTTGCCGAAAGAGTTTAGCGACGGTCTTGTCGGTCGATTGGTAAAGCGCTCCGAGGAACTTCAAAAAGGAATCGACCAGACTCTTCCCCGAGCAGAGTACAAAAAACAGCACAACGATGCTTACCAAACGGCTAATAATGAGGAACTTGTAAAGGTCAAGAAGTATTTGCAATCCAAGGGATACGACGGTCTGGTCTACGACAACACTCTTGAGGGTCACGGAGATTCATACGTCGCTTTCGACCAGAGGCAGATCAACGTAAAAGGAGCACCAGCCAATGAACAGCGGAACAGCCCAGAGCAGCCTGCCAATTCAGTTGCAAACGGTGGACAAGAGGAGGCCCAAGGTGCCATTCAAAAGCCAGCAGCGCAAGTGGATGAACGCCAACCGGGACAAGGTGGGCGCGAAGACGGTGGACGAGTTCAACCAGTCCAGCAAGGGGTTGAACCTGCCCGAGAAAGCGCCGTCAAGCCGGGCGGGAAAGCGGATAGCCAAAAAGAAGTAGAACCAAAATTCAAGCACGGCAATACTCAAGCCGACATCCCCCCCGGCAGCGACGCAGGGAAGGCACTCGCCCGTATGCGTAAATCCATTCTCCCGGAAGACCTCGCGGGCGACGGGCTGGTCAACGATTCGCATATTACTGTGCGCTATGGCATCGATGCGGCGAAAGAGAACCTTGCAAACATGGAAAAGATCGCCGCCGAAGCCAAGCAAAAGAAGTCAGACCTTGGCAGCACGTTCTACTCCGGCTTTGGCGACCCTGCACTATTCGCCCGCATCTTCCCCAACCCCGCCGAGCGCATAGCCGATTGGCTGTCCGACGCTCCCACATCCGGCGACACTCAGCGCGCCATGATGCGCGAGACGCGCGGAGAGATGGACCGCAAGGTAGCCATCGCTATCCATAAACTCAAGGACGCCTCGAAAGACTGGCGTACCCGCAGCCGCGACGACTCCATGAAGTTCTGGAATGCAGTTGAGGCCGGAAAGGTAGACTCGCTCCCCGCCAAGGACCGCGCCCTGGCTAATCTCTTCAAGGCTGGATTCGACAACATGCGCGAGCAACTCCAGGCGCTCAAGCCGGAAGTCTTGCAGGACTACATCGAGAACTACTTCCCGCACGTCTGGGAGCGTCCATCGCAGGTATCGGCCACCATCAAAGCCATGCTCAACGGCAAGAAGCCTTTCGCCGGTAAAGCATCATTCCTGAAACAGCGCACCATCCCGACCATGCAGGATGGCATAGACCTTGGATTCAAGCCGATAAGCTGGAACCCTGTCGATTCATTTCTGACCAAGTACGCCGAGATGGCGCAGTTCCTGATGGGCCACCAAACCTTGCAGGTGATGAAGAATGCCGGAACCGCGCGGCAAGTGCGCGTAGGCAACCAGCCGCCCGAGGGATGGACCCAACTTGACGACCGCATCGGGACTGTCCACAGCTACGACGATGACGGACACCTGTACATTCGCGGCCACTACTACGCCCCCGCCGACGCCGCCCGCATCTTCAACAACTTCGTCTCGCGGGGCATGGCTGGACGGTCCACGATCTACGACACTTTGAACTGGGCCAACCAAAACCTCAACGCTCTCCAGCTTGGCATCTCCGCATTCCACGCATCGACCACGAGCATCAACGCCGTAACATCTGACGTTGCCCTGGGCATCCAGCAACTTGCCGAAGGGAAACCTCTGCGCGCCGGCATCTCACTGGCCACAGGGGCAGCGGTTCCCGTCTCGATAGCCCGCACACTCATCAACGGCACTCGGCTGATGAAGGAGTATCTGGAGCCCGGCAGCTACGCCAAGATGCGGAAAGAGGCGGAGGCGCTGACAAGTGCTGGTGGCCGCATCCGTCAGAACACCATCGAGATCAAACCCCTGCAAAAGATCATCAACGCCTGGCGCAATGGCGCGGTGCTCGAAGGTCTGACGCCGATCCCAGGTGCCATCCTCCGTGCCACGGTCGCGCCGGTCATGGAGTTCTACGTGCCGCGAATAAAGCTCGGGGCCTTCTACGCCATGGCGCATAATATCCTGGACAGCGCGCAGCGGGGCGACTGGAGCGATGGACTGGTGCGCTCCCGGATGCAGGAGGCGTGGGACTCTATCGACAACCGATTCGGACAAGTCGTCTACGATAATCTCTTCTGGCATAAGGGCGTGCGCGATGCGCTCAACCTGGCCACCCGCTCAGTGGGCTGGAACTACGGCAGCTACCGGGAACTCGGCGGAGCGGTTGCCGATGTTGCCCGACAGGCAGGACGCGCGGCCAGCGGACAGGTCCCCCGCGTCACTCCCCGGCTGGCTTTCGGTATCGCTCTGCCGCTAGTTAGCGCGCTCTTTGGAGGCATCCTAACCTACCTCTGGACCGGCAAGCGCCCCGACGAGTGGAAGGATTACTTCTACCCCAAGACTGCGAACGGTGAGCGGCACTCTATTCCTGGCTACATGAAGGACGTATTCTCATTCCAGCACGCCCCCGGAAAGACCGTCCTCAATAAGATGGCCCCGATATGGGAGGCAACTTCTGAGGCAATCGAGAACCGCGACTTTTACGGCACCGAGATCCGCCACAAGGATAATCCCCTGATGGCGCAGCTTGGCCAGTTCTCCCGCTGGGCCGGCAGCCAGACCGTCCCGTTTGCAATCTCCGGTGCCGAGAAACTACTCCAGCAGCGCGGCTCGGGTCCATCACTGGCCGAGATGCTGGCCGAAGCAAAGAAGCACCCCGGCGACGTGGCTCTAGCTCAACTTGGATTCCAGCCAGCACCGGCATTCATTCAGAACAGCCCCGCTCTCAACATGGCCCGCGAATACAACCGCGACAATCGCCCCCCGGGCACCAAGACCCAGGAGCAATCAGACCACTACAAGGCTCTCGATGCCGTAGTCGAGATGTACCGCTCTGGCGATGTGGACGATAAGCAGATTGATCGCTACGTTGAAAAAGGCGTCCTCTCCGACAAGGATGTAGACAAAGCCGCCCGCGAATCGGATCAGCAGCCCATCGCCCGCGCTGTCCAGAACCTCTCCATTGAGCAGATGCTGAACGTATGGGAGAAGGCATCCCCAGATGAACGCGAGGCTATGGAACCTATCTTGGCTCGTCATGAGCGGGACATCGACAAAGAGACTGACGATGACCGGCGCGAACAACTGCATGCGGCATTCGACAAGGCTATGAACGAGACAGAGCAAGGACCAGCAACGGCGGGAGGGCCGATCATCTAATGGAAGTCGACACAGCCGTACCTATCCCCCTTGAACCGCAACTCCTGCGCTTTGTTGACGCCTATGTCTCTTGCCGGGACGTTAAGAAAGCGGCTCTAGAGTCTGGCTTTGCAGCCAAGGATGGCATGGCGATCTACCGCCGCAAGCCGGTATTTGAGGAGATCAGCCGGCGCATGGAGCCGATCGAGACCGCGATTGCCGTCCAGGTCGTCAAGAAGCGCACCATCAACGTGGAGATGCTGGACAAGGAACTGAAGCAGGTTATCACCATCCCGCGCAAGACGCTAGAGGCGACGCCCAGCCTGGCCACGCCCAAGGTCAATGCTATCGAGTTGGGATACAAGAGGGTCGGCCTGCTGCTCGACGACAACTTTGTGCCCGACGCATCGAGCGGCCCGGCCAAAGAGGAAGCTCCCAGGATCTACCGGCCGTCTGAGCAGACCATCATTACCCACCAGATCACCGAGACGCGGCAGGTAGTCACCCAGCGCAGCGGACAGACCTATTCTCCACAGGTTGCACAGGCCCCTGTTCAAAACACGCCAACGATCGAGGCACAAGTCGAAGACGATCCATGGGCCAACTTTTGAGGTAAAATGGGGGCTGAGATCAAAGCGCCGTGGAGGGCGCTCCAATGGACCAGCTTGAACTGGCTTCCCAGCCCACTCCCGAGTATCGCACAATCCCATTGACCAAGGGACAGGCGACCATTGTTGACGCCGATGATTACGAATGGCTGTCTCTTTACAAGTGGTACGCGACTTGGTGCGAGAACAGCCAGAGTTTTTACGCTGTCCGCTCATCGTCTCGGAAAGAGATAGGTGGCCGCCACCAGATTTACATGCACCGCGAGATTCTCGGATTGAAACGCGGTGACCCAAGGCAGGGAGATCACGAAGAGATCACCCACACCTTAGACAATCGACGCTCTAATCTGCGCATCTCGACTGTTTTAGAGAACAAGCAAAACGCGCGCGCCACGCGGAAGAACACGAGCGGATTTATTGGCGTTTACGCCCACAGACAGAATGACTGTTTTGTCGCTGTCATATCGCACTTGAACAAGCACACTCACATCGGATGCTTCAAAACCAAAGAGTCGGCAGCCAAAGCCCGCGACAGAAAAGCGATTGAACTGCGCGGCCAGTTTGCACGATTGAATTTTCCAAAAGAGGATTATGGCTTTAACCTTGCTTGAAGATAGAGGTTTCATTCCACTTCCGGCCAACTTATCAGAAGTATCTGGCTGGAAGCCTGGAAGCTCTCCGCAGTTGAGCGCACTAGATTGCCGCGCGCAGATGCTATTGTATGGCGGAACTTCAGGTTCAATGAAAACTAACCTGCTCGTTGCTGACTCTGCTCAGGAGTTTGATAATAGTCATTTCAGAGGGGTTTTACTTCGTAAGTCATATACAGAAATGACGAACATTATGGATGAGATGGAGAAGATTTACTCTCCACTCGGCGGCCGAAAGTCGGACGGAGGAAAGATATGGCGTTTCCCCTCCGGTGGCATCATGCGCCTTGGATACTTAGCCAAAGATACCGACGTAGAGTTATACACCGGAAAGCCTATTTCATGGCTGGGAATAGACGAGGCGCAATTCCAAACAGAGGATAGGGTTCGATCCCTATTGCCGTGGGTAGCAACGCCCCCCGAGTGGGGCTTGAGAGATAGAATTCGATTGACGGCAAACCCTTCAACGCCATGGTTAAAATACGTTTTTCTAAACAACGAATGCCCGGTCTGTCATCCAGAGCGATCGGTTATTCCATGCGCCGTATACGGAGGGTCTCGCTGGAAAAAAGATGACAGTCCGACCATGCTTACCACTGCATTTATCCCTGGAAAACTCAGCGATAATCCCTACTACGATGAGCGAAAGATGAACATGCTCAAGTCGCAGACCGCAGATATTCAAAAGAAGTTACTGGTAGGGTGTTGGTGTGCGACCGAGGGCGCATTCTTCCCGTTCATGAACGAGAGCTACATCATGCCGTACAGCGAGTGCGGCGAGCAGTGGTGGATGACCCACTTTATCTCGATGGATTACGGATACTCTGGGTCGGCCGCGGCGACGGGCCTCTACTTTATGCACGAGAACACGCGCATCTATAAGATTGCCGAGGATGTCGAGCGCAAGATGAAGTCAGAGGAGTACGCGCACCACATCGCGCGGAAGTTTATTCAGCGCATCGGGCCGGGCGGGCAGCAGTGCCGGATTGTCTCAGGGTACGCAGACCCCGCCATGGATGCCCACACCGGTACCGGCAAGAGTAACCTCGACTTGATCAACGATGTGCTGGTACTCAATGGGGTTACGCTCACCAAGGCATCCAAGGACAGCGTGGGCAATGCTCAGCTACTCAGTGGTAAGTTGAGCAGGGGAGAATTCATCGTCACTGACCTCTGCCCGAAGACTTACGAGAGTCTGACCAGCAGGAAGACGGACCCTGAACGCCCTGGTGCCATCCTCAAGGTGTCCGGTGAGGATCTTGACGATGTGCTCGACGAGACGCTTTACGGCCTGAACCAGTTCCTGACCGGCGAGAAAAAGCCTGATCAGGTTGCAACAGAGGAGAGGGTCCAGGCGCTCATTGCGGCTGGCGTCGATCAGCGGTCGATTGCGGTTACGCGGTGGAAGATGGAGCAGGCGTCGGCGAAGTTGGCGGCACCTGTTACCATGGGTCGGCCTGGTCTTGGTCGGGCGCAGATACATCGTTAGCCGCGCATTGGGAACGAGACGTTGAAGTCTTTGGTCCCCCTTTACCCCCATGATTTGGACCATATGGCATTGATTTGCTTGTGTCAAGTGGGTTATGTTGGCGAGTTGGCAGTTGAGCACTTGCGATTCAAAGGTATTCTTACGTTTGTTTTGTGTTGTTTACGAGCAGTTTTGTGATGGCGGGCACAA